CAACGACGCTGGCTACGGAGGCGGGGCGGGACTTGTCGTAGGGTTGGAGGAAGTATGCAGGTGTTACATCAACACCATCATACGCTTCAACACCACAGCTCTCACGGAACTTCCCAGTTCCAAAAGTCTTGGTGTGATTAACCTCAAACCCCAGGTACTTTAGCACCTGAACGACATCATTCCCAACAAAGTGTGGTGACACAATATCGTCACCAAACACTCGGACCTCACGTGCCCAAAGACTAATATTGTCAGTACTCGGGCGGAGATTGAGACGATGTAAAATCGTACCAATCACTACCGTTGCGTAAACAATAGTTTGTCCGGGGAACGTGGTAGCTGCTCCCATCGGTGCAAACTTCTTCAGTTTTATATACTGAGGAAGTTTCTTGTCGATATCATTGACAAGCCACCGAGTCCTTGTGGCATGGAGAGCTTTCAACAGGGTTTTATTTGCCCTAAAGAAACGCTCAACTGTCCACAAAGATAAACAGTCAGAGGCACTGGACAAATCAATTGTCCAGTACTTGCCTGTTTTGGAGGCTAGAAGCGCGGCATCCTGATTAGGACGTTGATCCCTAAAAGAGATCGAAGAACTAAGAGGAGACTTCGCAACACCTGCTCTCATGAAATTCATGACAGCCTGCTGCGCCCATTGATGAGCAACTGGCTCTGAGGCGATAAGCCTTGGAGTCTTTTGCGTCTTTGGGACAGCAATAAGTCTAGCAGGAGGCTCGTTGGGTGAAAACCCATCAAGCACTGTAGACTTATGGTGAACCGCATCTGCCCAAATGCCTTCATTTGCAAAAGCAAATTCAGACATTGGAAAGATGGATTCTAGCTTCGCAGGCCAATGAGGAAACGAGTATTTACTCGCTGAACCTCTTAGGTCTGCGACTGCGCCAGGTCCATGCTTTGTTCTCCACTCGGAAGGGTCAAACCAACCGAAGGAGCTGGAGACAATATCAGCGGTTCGCTGGATTGTATCCAGGAGCGAGGGGTCAACGACCCTGGAGGGCTGTTCCAATTCGAACAGCTCACCAAGGGAACGTTTCCCTTCTGAGACGGAATAACGACGCCTCTCGTGCCGGTCCCCAATATGGAGATTGCGTACGCGATCAACGTCATCAAAAGTGTCGCTAAGCCAATCAAGGCTAGGCGAAACCATATCCCTCTCAATCCGGAAGAAGTCTCGGACCGCATTACTGGTTCGAAGCTCATCACATGTAATCCTTACTTTCTTGGCAGCACTAAAGAGCTGCCTTAGGAAAAAGATTGCAGTGACGTCCGGTTGCTCAACAAGCATACCACAACGGTCAAACACCCTCAACAGTAGCGCCGAAAGAAATTTCGGCATTACTGTACCTCGCTTAGTGTTCCCAAAACCGGGAACACAGAATGGGGTTAGGAACTCGTTAGACAGACAAGCATCGAAATGCTTGCCTGCAACGGGCAGGTCTAGCGTGAGAAACGCTATTCCTCGGTGTTTGACCAGGAAGAGGAGGCGTGACTTGTCACGCTCCAGATCCCTGTGGTCGCTGGGAAATCCTACTTGAGCATCTCGAAAGATGCTCTCGTAGAGTCCCTCCAGAACCATCACGTAGCTGTTAGTCATATGCATCTCCTTCGAGTTGGATATGATCTACGGCCAGGTGACCGTGAAGTACTAGGGTATCTCACCCCGGTACAGTCACGCAATCAAGACACGAATGTCTAGAAAAGGAAGTCTAAGACTCCCAGTTCACGACCTTCGTCACGTTGGCAGCATTGAGATAGGCTTCAAGGCCAGTCACAATGTAACCAACGAGGGTTGCGTCATCCGTTGAAGTATTAACAACAGTGACGTAGCAGCGCCGGTAAAATTCCGGAACTGCACCCGCGGCAAAGATGGTATATGTAAAATCGACAGCATGTCGATCATACTTAAGACCAGCAGCCGTAGGCTTATCGGTCGAGTGCCTCACTTTGAGGCGATACAGGCCCGTGGTTTCACGGAGCAAGTACTCGGTCGAATAAGCATCTTGATTGATCTTGGACAACACCTTAGCAACGGCGTTGACCGTGATCGTAATAGTATCACCTAGCATAGTGGTTCTGTTCCTTTGGACGTTAGAGTAACCTGCGAGGAATTCGCTGGATACCCAACGCCCCGAGGATCGACACCTGCCGCCCCGATAAACACGGGATATCGGCAGTTATTGTAGCGCTAGGATAAACGCCACGTCTTTTGGACGTGACGGTTATAGTAGCTTCGCCTCCTTTCAACATCGGATAGACGTTGAGATAGTAGACGGGCGTAGCCTTGTGCACTGTGATAGTTTTAGTCATCACAAATGCAGACCCATGAGTGACTGGAACAATGTTCCGTGTGGCGGTAAAGAAATCGCCAACCGAAGCATACCAGTCAATCAACCAGGACCAAGGGATCAAACTCCAAGTAGTGGAGAGATCAGCTGTAGCACCGTATAAGGCTTGCCTTACACGACGCTCCATCTCTACGTCACCCACAGGAAACAACGCAGGTGCAGATGGATACCACCTAACGGTGGCCCATTGATGTACCTGAGTTACTGTGTCAATGTTCGCCCTAATAAGGTCGCCATTGTCACTGGAAATAAACGGGTTATTAAAACTCGTCGCAGTCCAGTTTCCAAGGGTAAGCTTGCGTCTTAGACCTCCATTCTGATAGATCGCTCTCATTTCGTCCATCCGTTTACGGAAGACCGAAGAGAACGTCATCAGGCTGTTAATATCCTTTATGAGTGGTTTCCACCCATACTGGTAACTCAGGAATGCATTGCTACCTCTACGGAGCAATGAGTTCCCAGCGTTAAATAACAGCTTTGGAAGCTCCCTCATTTCTGCGCCAGAAACGGCCAGATCGATGTGGGCGCGAGAAGGATTGGTTCTTGCCAATAACTTCGTCGCTGCACCCGCTTCAGAGGGAACACCGGAAACGGCTAAGTGACCGAAAACTGTATCTCGATAGTATGGTGGACAATATTCATCGTACACCAAGTAATTACCATCGAAGATATTGGATTTGGTATTACCGTTAAAACAGGCGACATTCTTTTCAACCATATCAAGGCTGAAAGGATTAGCGCCGCCTGGATTATCGTCCACATCCAGACAGGTACCCTTTCGATAGGAGTACAAGGCTGGTAACGGTCCATAGGCGCCGGACCCAATCTTTTGGATTGAGCCGGTAGCTTGTAGATCGACGGAACGATTCCGAATGGTCATAAGAATATCTAGCGCCAAACAGGGTACG